GAAGAGCTAGCCAAAACTATGGCTGATGCTATTTTTGCTAGAAGGAATGGGCAGTTCTTTGCTGAGATCGCTACCCACCTAAAGGGCATTCAGCCTGAAGTTGCCGCTGCCATCGGATTAAAAGTTACCTTCGATAAGATATTCAGCCATAAAGGAGCTGACTCTCAAGCTACTGAAGTCATGGCTTCTATTGGCCAAGCTATAGAGAAAGAGTGTCAGATGCGGTACTACGAATCGGAAGACTCACAACTTTTCGATAAAATTAAACATAAATACTGGCACAGCTCTTGTGGCACAGCTAATAAATCTAAGTTGGCTGGTATTTTGATGAAGCGTAACGGTGTACTTTGGAGGAATTGGCATAGGTCACTACGAGTTAAATTAGGTGGTTGGATTCTTGATACAATCATGCGTACAAGCGAGTGGTTTATCAAAGACTATAGAAAATCACCTAAAGGAACTGACCTATTTATTGTACCTAGCCCTCTCTTTCTGGAGCATAAGGATAGGTTAATGAGTGAGGCTGAGATCTTCTGCCCCCTCTCCTGGCCGATGCTTGTGCCACCTAGAGACTGGTCGAGTGATGAGCTGGGGGGGTACCTACTAAATGAGCTGATGGCTGGCCACAGGCTCATCCGCCGGGGCAAAGGGGGACGTAGGACGGGAGAGATGGGACTGCCCTTGCAGTTCCTGAATAACCTTCAGCATGTAGCCTATCGCCTCAACCCTGCAGTAGTAGCTGTAGCTCAAGAGTTGATGGAGAGAAAGATTATTGTAGGTAAATTCATGCCGATGGTGGAGTTTCCTCTTCCGCCTAAACCCCATGATATTACTGACAATAAAGATTCTCGGCAAAGTTATAGGCGAGAGACGGCTGAAACTATGAACAAGAATGCTCAGATGTTTCGTCGAAGTTGTAGGACAAGGAAGTGTATGGAGCTGGTCGAAAGGTTTAAGGGCATAGATAGATTCTATATCCCGTGGTCGTTTGACTACCGGGGGCGGGTCTACCCTATACCAGCTTTCTTAACCCCACATGATACAGACTTCGGTAAATCGCTACTAAGGTTTGCCGATGAAAACTCTATTACAGAACAAGCTAAAAGTTGGTTAGCGTTTCAGGTTGCCACTACCTATGGTCTTGGCAAAGAGACTATGGAAAATAGACTTAACTGGACTGCAAACAACCACAGCCTAATCAGCCGTGTCGCTATTGATCCACTCAGCAATTTATCTGATTGGGAATCAGTAGATGAACCATGGCAGTTTATGTCTGCATGTGAAGAGTATTATTCGTGTGTTATCTCTAGGACACGAAACACTACAGGACTGCCTGTAGCGATAGATGCAACCTGCTCAGGGCTTCAAATTCTGGCGGGACTGGCGAGGGATCAATCGACAGCTACACTTGTAAATGCGTATCCATCGGCAAAACCACAGGATGCGTATCAAGTAGTAGCCGATACTGCTAAACCTAAGTTACCACAACGTCTTGCTGATTTACTTGACCGTAAGGTAACAAAGCGTACAGTGATGACTATTCCTTACAACGCTAAGGAGTATTCTAATCGACAGTACATTAGAGCTGCCCTAAAAGATAAGGAAGCAGAGTTCTCATTCGATGACCTTAAGGCTATCACTAAAGCCGTAATATCATCCATGAATGAAGTGGTACCTGGTCCAATGCAGGTCATGCGTTGGATCAATACTGAGGTAAAGGAAGCCCTTAAACGTGGAGCTACTTCTTTGGAGTGGGTTACACCTTCGGGGTTCATTGTCCATCAGTATCTGATGAAGCGGGAAGTGATAAGGATAAAACTGCAGCTCATGGGTTCATGTGAAATACATGTCTCAGGAGATGAAACTGACACTGTAGATAGGAACAGACACAAGGCAGCTACAGCTCCTAATCTCATTCATTCTTTGGATGCAAGTTTACTGCATGTAGCACTATGCGATTTTGATGTACCTTTCTCAGTGATCCATGATTCAGTCCTTTGTAGGGCTGCTGATATGGAACTACTAAATGAAGTTGTCCGGTCTACTTATGTATGGCTCTTCAATGAGCATGATTACCTGAGAGACTTCGCACAACAGATAAACGCTGTCAATGATCCACCGATTATTGGCGACTTCGATCCGGCAGTGGTCCGGGATTCAACCTACTTTTTCTGCTAATGTCTTACCCCCAATACGTTACAAAAGATCCTGTCCAACTTGACGGTTTTCAAGCGGTTCTAAAGCCAACTGAACATGGTTTTGGTATTCAAGTTCTAGTTGATTCAGATTTAGTCAATCAGTTGAATGCTGATCGTGAGGTTTTAATCAATAACTTCACCAGCAAGGTTGACGCTAAAAAACTCAAACGGATGCAGGCAGCTCTCCCACCGTGGGAAGATGTTGCTGAAGACACTTACCGTCTGAAGTTCTCCTGGGATGCTAAGAAAAAGCCAGTTATTATTGACTCGGTTGGTACTGTCATTGATGATGATACTGTTAAGCTCTACAGCGGCAGTCTTGTTAAGGTTTCCTTCTACCAGAAAGATTATCTCTTTGGTAGTACATTCGGTACCAGTCTCAAGATCCTTGGTATTCAGGTTATCTCTACATCTGATGGTTCTCCTAGACTTTCCGTAGATAGTGCTATGGAGATGTTCGGTACACATGAGGGGGGTTTCGTTACCTCTGATGTGGAGGATGCTGAGCTTGAGGAAAGGGAAGAAGAAGAAGAAGAAGAGGGAGAAGACAGCGAATACTGATGCCATTCCGATCTAAGTTGGAGTCAAGGGTCAATGACCTACTCAAACTAAATCGGGTAGACTACAAATATGAATCAGAGAATATCCCCTACATCTTAGAGTGTAAATATAAGCCTGACTTTGTACTAGCAAGCGGCGTTTATCTGGAGGTTAAGGGGTACCTTGATGCTGCCGATAAACGCAAAATGATTGCAGTCAAAAAGGCTTTTCCTGATCTTGATATTCGTTTTGTATTCCAATCCCCGTATTCAAAAATCCCACGTACACAAATGACTCATGCCCAGTGGGCTGAGAAACATGGTTTTCCGTGGTGTCACTACCAATCAATCCCATCATCATGGCTAAAGGACTCACTACGTTCAACCACTACAGCAAAGATCGACGGATTAACATCCGATTAAATAGTGGGGAGATTGAGGATCAGATCAGAGGGTTTGATGACTTTCTGGCATCTCAAGGCTGGTCAGAGGTAGAAAGGAGTACAGCATTTAGGGTCTACTTGGATGATAACTACTCCTGACTCTTCTGAGCACCTACAACACGAACCCTGTCTGCAGTGTGGATCATCCGATGCTGGAAGTCGGTACTCGGATGGTCACTTTTTTTGCCACAAATGCAGGCATTATGAACCTGGAGACTCCAATTCTCCCTCTCAGTACACCATGCCTACAGCTAAAAATGTTGAGATTAAAGGAACAGCAACACGGCTCACAAAACGCAGGATCAAAGCGGAAACGTGCTCAAAGTTCCACGTCTACAAAGATGACGAACTTCTACGCTTCTATTATCATGGAAGCTCTGGTGGTATTGTCGCAGCGAAAGTAAGGAACCCTGAGAAGGACTTTTGGTGGGAAGGTACTAACAAGGATCACCGCTTCTTTGGCCAACAACTTTGGTCTTCTAACGGTAAGTCTAATGAGAAGTACACTCACCAAGTAATTATTACTGACGGTGAACTTGATTGCCTCAGTGTATATGAGACATTCCCTACACTGTGGCCGGTAGTTAGTCTACCTGATGGTGCTCCATCCGCTAAGCGGGCTTGTCAAAAACAACTTGAATGGTTACAGTCATTCGATGCAGTTGTACTGTTCTTCGATAATGATGATGAAGGTAAAGCAGCAGCAGAAGCTGTAGCTCAAATTCTTCCAACTGGTAAGGCTAAGATTGCTAAACTAGATCCTAAGTACAAGGACGCTTCCGATGCCCTACAAGCTAACGATGTAGAGGCAATTAAGAAAGCAATCTGGAAGGCTGAACCGTGGAGTCCTGCTGGTATTGTTAGCTGGGATCAGCTCATAACAACTATCACTACTCCTAACGCTCCTAGTGTGTATGACTACCCATTTGTTGGGTTAAATAAAGTCCTACACGGTGTCCGTTACGGTGAACTGATCACTACCACAGCAGGTAGTGGTATCGGTAAGAGTAGCTTGTACCGACAGTTTGCAGCACACTTCCTTGATGATGGGGAGAGTGTAGGCTACATCGCCCTGGAAGAGTCTAATAAACGGACTGGTCTAGGGATTATGTCTCCTGCATTAGGAGAGGCATTTCATGTAGGTAAGCGGTCAGCGGAAGAGTTGAAAGCTGCTTATGATCAAACAGCTCATTGGAAACTCAATATGTTCGATGGGTTTGGTTCGTATGATCCAGACATTATCTACAACCGTATTGAGTACATGGCCCTTGGACTAGATGTACGTCTTGTATTCCTTGACCACCTTTCTATTCTGCTAAGCGGTTTAGATGGAGATGAACGGAGAACAATCGACATCACCATGACACGTCTACGTTCGTTGGTAGAGCGTACAGGGATTACACT